CAGCATCAAAGGAAAATGATTCTATATCTGTATTAACCATGCCGAGTGCCACAATACAATCAGATTCTTTTATTTCATTAATGATAGATATATCGGAAAATAATTCTGAAATGCAACCAAGACAATTGGGTTCAAATTCTGATATAGTAGACTTGCCAAGGAGGGTTGTGAAAATCGGTATATTTAATTTTTTTGAAAATTCTAGAATTCTATCTTCTAACGTATTCCGGAATACTTCATGACCGATGATAAGAACTCTATTCTTCGCATTCACAAATTTATCAAAACCCTTGTAAGGAAGATCTACGATTTTAGATTTATGGTTGTAGGGTACATCTCTACCATATACTGCATAAAACTTAGAGAGATAATGATCAACGCTTCGCATTATATCTTTGTTTGAGAATTCAATATATACTGGTCGTGAATGCGTTCTCATTTGATTCAGAGCGAGATGAATCACTGCCATATTGACGAACATATCCTCAGAATCTAGGGTATAAGCGTTGCATGTTATATTTGAGAAGATTTCTTTTTGTGTGTTGCCCGTAGAGATGGTGTGATGCCGATTGGGGTTTATCTTGAGATCTTCTTCGCTGGGTTTCCCAACAAGAACCACCATAGGGGATTTCTCTGCATACGCCCCTGCCACAGCATTCATAATATTCATTGCACCTACAGAATAGGTAATACATACAGCACCACATCCACGAAGTCTACCATAAGCATCGGCAGCATACCCAGCTGAATCCTCTCTCGAAACCCCGACATATTCTATTCCGGGATTTTGTTCTATCTCCCTCATAAAGTTTAGAGTGTAATCGCCGGGAATACCAAATATATGTTCCGCACCATATATCCTGAGCTGCTTAATTAAAAAATGTCCTAAATTCATATATTCACCTTTCGTTAAATTGTTACATATTATTTAATCGACACTCGCGTGTGGAACCTCTTTTATCGTATTTATAATGATAGTAGACGATAATAAAACTCTTATTTTATAAATAATAATAATAACAGGAAACTGTTAGAATTTAAATTAATCCAAAAGGGAGAAGACTATGGCTTTTCAAGTTAGCCCCGGCGTATTGGTTCAAGAGAAAGATTTAACAACTATAATTCCTAACGTATCAACATCAATTGGTGGTATCGTAATAGCGGCAAATAAAGGGCCCGCAGACGATATCGTTGAAGTTTCCTCAGAGAAACAACTGGTAGATTACTTTGGAAAACCTAGTGACTTTAATGCTTCTTCTTGGTATACTGCCGCAAACTTTTTAAAATATTCTGGTGCGCTGAAAGTAGTTCGTGCCATTGATGAAACTGCAGCACTCAACGCATCTGGAACAGCCGGTGTATTGATTAAGAATGATGACATCTGGGAAAATTCAACACCAACAGCTGTTGGAGAATTTGCTGCAAAAACTCCTGGCGTATGGGGAAACAGTCTAAAAGTAGACGTATGTCCATCTGCCGGAGCATTCGATGGAACTGCTATTACTCCTGCTATTCCTGCTATTCCTGCTATTCTCGGTCAAATTCAATCTGTAGCTGTTTCAGTGGGTGGATCTGGGTTTGATAATTCCCTTAATGGTACTCACAGTCTTGTTGATGGAGTAATTACTCATCCTGCGTCTGGCGTGGAGGCAATGGTAGATGTAACTGTTGTAAGTAATATCGTTACGAATGTTGATGTGACTGCTGGTGGTTTTGGTTATGATGTTGGTACAACTATAAAGTTAATCTCTAAACCCGCGGATTTTTCCGCAACCGCATCATATGTGGTGGGTGAGTATGTTATGTATAGTAATATTGCTTATGAATTTACTGCAGATCACAATGCAACTGCGTGGATTGGCACTGATGCGGTCGATGTAGCTTGTATTGATATTCCTGATGCTTTAACAGGAACTCCTGGTTCTGGGTTTGTTGGAACTATGGTAGTTGAAGATGTTCCCGAAGTTCCCGAAGTTCCTGCAGTTCCTCAAGTTGACGCTTGGGTTCATGCTCATCTATTTGATGCTGCTCCAGGCACTACAGACTATGCTGCAAACCTTGGCGGCGCGAATGACGAAATATACATCGTTGTATCCGATGAAGATGGTGATATTACCGGTGTTGCTGATACCGTACTAGAAACTTTCATTTGTTCTAAAGCTTCTGATGTTAGATCGGTCACAGGCGAAGGGATGTTCTATAAAGACGTACTATTTCGTTCAAGTCAGTATATTTATTGGATGGAATTTCCTACAGTAGTACCAGCATTTGGTGGAGCAATTAATGGTGAAACATATAATACAGATCATGTTGCTTACTCTTTATCTTTAAAAGATGGTGCTAATGGTGTATATCCAACATCTGGTGATTTCAAAGAAGGTTTAGACCTTTTCAATGATGCAGACACAGTAGATGTTAACTTAATTATGGCAGGCCCTGGCGATCAGGTTCATTCACAAAACATTATCAACCTGTGTAATGACCGTAAAGATTGTCTTGGGTTTATTTCACCAGAAATGGATGATGTTGTTGGTGTTGCGTCTACTGACACACAAACGCAAAACGTTAAAGGTTATTTTGATGTATTGAGTTCAACTTCTTATGTTGTATTTGACTCTGGTTGGAAATACCAGTATGATACATATAATGATGTATATCGTTGGGTTCCATTAAACGGTGATCTTGCTGGTACTTGTGCTAATACAGATGATGTTGCTGATCCTTGGTTCTCTCCTGCTGGAATGAGTCGTGGTAATATCAAGTCCGTTGTTAAGTTGGCATACAACCCTAAGAAAAATGAAAGAGATACTTTATACAAAGCACGAATTAATCCAGTAGTAACATTTCCAGGAATGGGAACATTATTATGGGGTGATAAAACTGCTCAGGCTAAAGCATCCGCATTTGATCGTATCAATGTTCGTAGACTCTTTATGGTACTTGAGAAAGCTATCTCGATTGCTTCGAAAGCTCAACTATTCGAACTGAATGATGACATTACACGTTCTAACTTTGTTGCTATGACGGAACCTTTCCTACGAGATGTTCAAGGTCGTAGAGGTATTACTGATTTCAAAGTGGTTTGTGACACATCAAATAATACTGGTGATGTTATTGATCGTAATGAATTCCGTGCTGATATCTATATCAAACCAGCTCGTTCTATTAACTTTATCACTTTGACGTTTGTGGCTACCCGAACCGGTGTGTCATTCTCAGAAGTAGGAGCGTAGAATCATGGCTAATATAGAGTTATTTAAAGCAAACTTAACTGGTGGTGGTGCTAGAGCTAATCAGTTTGAAGTCATTATGAACTTTCCTGCAATTGCAATGGCTGGTTCTGCTGGGAGAAAATTTACATATCTTTGTAAAGCTGCTTCGCTACCAGGATCTACTATTGGTGCAGTTGAAGTTCCATATCGGGGTCGTGTATTAAAAATTGCGGGCGAAAGAACTTACGATGATTGGGAAACTACAGTATTTAATGATACTGATTTTGATATTCGTAATGCCCTTGAAAGATGGATTGATGGAATGGATAGAACACTTCTCGAAGTGACTAATGTAACCAATCCATTATTATATCAAACTTCTGCTGAAGTTCATCAACTTGATCGTAATGGAACAAGACTGAAAAGTTATAATTTCTTTGGATTGTGGCCATCTACATTGGCTCCAATTGAACTGGGTTATGACACAAATGATGCAGTAGAAGAATTTGCTGTAACGTGGAAATATAACTATTTCACATCAATGAATCCTATAACAACAATATAATAATTGGGATTCTATACTGGGGGTGTTAATTCACCCCCTTTTTTATTTGTTTGAAGAACCCATAGGTGATGCGTCTATTATTTCTGGGGTTGAATCCCCATAATTTAATTCGGAATATTCTAATATTTCCGAAGCATTAGAATTTTTGATTATCATTAGCACACAGTAATATTTGTCTGAGATTTGGTGAGAAAGTGATTCGATTAACCAAAGACCTGATATACTTTCGGATCCATCATATCTTAAATTGATAACATCCCCCGCCTGAAGACCTGACATACCAGAAATTTTCAATTGCGCTCTCTGAAGATTTAAAGATTTCATTTCAGAATTTCTTTGAAGTAGGCTGTTGATATAATCTAACCTTTGGAATTCTGGATGATCTAGATTTTTTTGATATTGATATTCTTCAGATCCGGTTACAAGACTAACATTTGAATCTGGAAATTCTGATATATTTTTCCTATCGGAAGTCACAGATCCATCGGGTGTTATTGGATATTCATTGAGAGAAAGACTTTTAATATCATCATTCTTAAAAGTGTCATGGTAATTCCAATCGTGTTTTTTCCAAGTTTTAGATCTGAGATGATGTTTAATTAGGGATGAACCATAAGTACCTATCGCAGTATGTTTTAATATATCCGTATCAGATTTAACTTCAAAATCTATAACTTTCATATACTTAGATGCGATGGGGATATCTAATGATGGTTGATGCTCTTCAATTTTAAATAATAATTCTTCGGGACGTATACCATTGAGATATATCATCTCAACCACAGATCTAAAATGGAACGATTTTGTTGTTTGAAAAAATAAAAAATCTGCATTGTGAGAATTACTCGATCTTGCAAATTGACATATCATGTTAATTACATCTATCGGGGATTTGTTTGGAGCAATTATTCTGTTAGAATTTTTAGTTTTCTCTAACCATAGTGGAACACCAGAACTTAAATAATCCGTATATATACGTTCAACTATATCCGAATAGGATCCATCAAATGATCTGGATATTTTAGTTCTGATATTGGTTAGGAAATCTGGAGAGCTTAAAGATAAGGTATATTTAATTGTGTTGTTATTGAATTTTTCCTTATCTTTAATTTTCGATACAATCAAATCGACATTCACAGAATATTTGGAGCCAAGAGTTTTAAATTCTAAGGATATGGGTTCGGTACCAGTAATGCTTAGTTTTGAAACTGTCTCGTCCCTATCAAGTAAAAATATTTCACCCGTCACAAAAGTTTTGAATATAGACTCATATAAATTTAAAGCGGTGATCATATGAGTTAAATCGAATACACCAATTTTACTTTTTATTTCACATTTGGTTATTTCAAATTGACCCGGCTCTTCAATGAAGCTATTATTTAAAAGGTCTGCATTTAAACTCAGTTTCATAATAGTTGTTTAAACTCTTTTATAAATCCATTCAGATATTCTTTTTTTAATATTTTTATCCGAGATTTTTTATCATTAATTCTTTCTTCATATGTATAATTACTTATAGAGGCATCATCATCACCCTGATCAATAATGTCTCCGTCCTCATTTTCATAATGGTGTGTTGCGTGTTCTCCTATTTCCTTATATTTTTCAGAAACATAATTACTGAAATCGTGACGGCTTAGTGGCCAGTCTTTATGAATATTCATAATATTATTAATTATTATTATCACCCAATGGAAGTCGGGAGATCCGTATAATTTATACGATAATAATTCTGGGGTTTCTCTATCCTTTATATCATACAATTCAAATATAACAGTGTTATTAATAACACTATCTATAGGAATTATTTTTGTAAATATATTAACAACTTCTTTACCGTTGTAATTTATAATTGGGTGTTCGTTAAAATACATTGATTAATTCCCCTAAAATCCTTTCTGAATCGTTTCTCTATGAGAAATGCCTATTTCTGTGAATGATAATGTCAATTCGAATGATATTGGTGAATTGTCATCCATGAATGTAGTTCCCTCCGAATCTCCGTATTTCACGGAAACATCAGTACAATAAGCAAGATCGAAATCTGGATAATTTTCGTTAATCCCATCCCACACCATTCTTGTTACATTAAATAGGTGAGGATACTTATAC